TTGAAAAGGCAAATAAAGCCTTAGATACAGCTAATCAGCAGATAGCCGATTTACAGAAATCTAACGCTATCAGAGACCAGAGGGAAGCAGCTATGACTAATTTTAAGATTACTGCTGAACAGGCAAAGACAGTTGTTAAAGATGATGGAAGCCTTGATTACACCGAACTTGGCAAGATTATGTCCGAAAAAGAAACAGCTGCGGCACAGGCTAAGGAACAGGAGATTGCTAAACATCAGGATATTCCAGGCGGTGGCAGTAATAAAGGCGGTGCAGGCAATAAGACAAACGCTGAAAAGATAGCAGAAAGCCTTATATCTAATGCACCTAAGAACAATGACGTTTTATCACATTACATTCAGCAATAACAGGAGGTAAGAAATGGCAAAGGAAATGAATATGCAGTATGAAAAGACTTCATACGCAGGAGATGTTCAGATTTTAAAGAGAGAGCCTAATGAGGCAATCCCACTGACACTTGATTTTGATGGCGTGACAACTAAAAACGCACAGGGCAAGAAGATTGTTAAAGCAGGTACTCCAATCGGAGCAAATGGCAAGGCTGACAATACAGCTACAGTAGTGGGTATCTTAAGGTTCGATGTAACAGAGGACAGACCACAGGGAGTACTGCTTAAGAAAGCATATCTTAACACAAAGGTAGCAGAAGCACACTCAGGCGTTACCTATGACGCAACAGTTAAGACAGCTCTTCCAATGATTGTATTTGAATAATAACAGGAGGTAAACAGATGTTAATCAATGAAGTATTAGACAGTAAGTCTATTGCATTATCAGCAACAGAAAACGCCAGTAACCAGATACCTTATCTTGGTTTACAGTGGTTTCCGGAAAGAAAGAAACAGGGGCTTGATTTAAGCTGGATTAAGACGCATAAAGGGCTTCCGGTATCACTTGCACCATCTAACTTTGACACAATTCCAACACTTAGAGCTAGAGAGGGATTAAGCAAGGAAAAAACACAAATGGCATTTTTCCGTGAAGGAATGACAGTCGGTGAAGAGGAAATGCTTGAAATTGAGCGTATTCAGTCAGCAGACGACCCTTACCTTGCAAGTGCTTTATCAAGCGTATATGACGATACTAACAACCTTGTAAGTGGCGCAGAGGTTGTACCTGAGCGTATGAGAATGTCACTTCTTGCCACAAGCGCGGGCCACCCAGTAATTGCCATTGTAAGTGATGGTGTTCAGTACGCTTATGATTATGACAAGGATGGTTCATACACAAAAGACCATTATGCAAAGTTATCCGGCACAAGTATGTGGAGCGATACAGCTAATTCAAAGCCACTTACAGACCTCAACAATGCAAGAAAGAAGTTACAGAAGCAAGGCAAGATTGCTAAATATGCGCTTATGAATAGCAATACATTCCAGTATTTGCTTGATAACGCACAGATAAGGAACTCAATCCTTGCGCAAAACCTTACAGCAACTATTGATGTTGACGATGATACTGTTATTTCAATAGTGCAGAAGAGAACAAAGCTCACTACCGTACTTTACGATAAGATGTACATTGATGATGATGGCAAGGAGCAGTACTTTTACCCGGATAACAAGGTTACACTTCTTCCAGAAGGCAGCCTTGGCAGCACTTGGTTCGGCACTACACCAGAAGAAAGAACTGCAAGACAGGTAGCTGATGTTGATGTAACAACATATGGTGTAGGTATTACAGTCGCTACAAAGACAGAGTACGGGCCACCTATGAAGATGTCAACATTTGCTTCCGAGGTTGTACTTCCATCATATGAAAATATGGATAGCACATTCGTATATGAGGTTCATAGCGAAGAGTAGGGGGTGCAACTATGAAATATCCATATATAGTAGTTCATAATGGCAAATGGTATAACGCAGGCGAAGAAGTTCCAGAAAATGACAATTCTGGGGCTTCTTTTGATTATAGTAAGACAACTATTAAGCGTATGCCAACAGCGGACTTGCAGACACTTGCCTTGGAACAAGGTATTGAGAACGCAATGGAGCTTACAGGAGCAGAACTTAAAGAACTGTTAATTGAGAAATTAGGATTATAGGAGCTAAATTATGGAATACACCACATTAGAACAAGTTAAAATCAGACTTAAACAATTTCATATTGATACAGTCACAAATGATGATGATACAACATCTGATGTGGTAGTGTTTGATAACAAAGAAGATAATCCAATAATCGAACAGCTTATTAAACAGGCTACAGAAGATGTAAAGGCAAGAAGAAATTACCCTGACAGCTACACAGATGAAATGATAACCGAGGACTTGAAGAAATTTGAGAGTGTTATTGTTAATCTGGCTGTCTATGACCATTCACAAGCGGGTGAAGCATTTATGGCAAGCTACAATGAGAATGGTGTCAACAGAACTTGGAGAGATAGAGACAGCTTATTTGTTGGGGTATTTCCTTTTACTAAGGTTTTATAGAAGATTGTGCGTTACCATTTTGCTGATGTCGGCAATATGGTAGCAGGCGGCACACATTAAGGGTGGTGGGCGGTGTGCCTATTAATTTTGCAGGAGATATAAAATGAAAGAACTTTTATTACAAACTTATACCATAGTATTACCGATATTACTTGGCTATATAGTTTGGCTTCTGAAACAGCAGAAAAAAGACAAAGACGCCAATAGTAAAGGCACAATGTTGCTTTTGCGAGTACAGCTTATCGAATATCACGATAAGTATATGAAAATAGGTGAAATTCCATCTTATGCCTATGATAATTTTGTTGAGATGTATAACGCATATCACGCTTTAGGCGGTAATGGGATGGTAACTAAGATGTATAACGAAATACAGGAAATTCACCTAAAGAATGGAGGTAAAGATTAAAATGGATATAACATCAGTATCAACAGTAGTTGCAATCGTTGTAATAACATATCTGATAGGCTTAGGAGCTAAGGCAATTCCACACATTAAGGATAATTTTATTCCTATAATCGTAGGTGTTACAGGCGGCATCTTAGGCGTTGTGGGTATGTATGTAATACCTGACTTTCCGGCAAACGATATTCTTAATGCAATCGCAGTAGGAATTGTGTCCGGACTATCAAGCACAGGTGTTAATCAGATTTATAAACAGGTAAAGAACAATGCTTGACATCAATAAGCAGGCTATGAAGTATTCACTTCAAGGGCAGACAGTAACTATCTATGAAAGAGATGATGACGGCAATATTATTTATGAGGGATATACCGACACAGAGGGTAACTTTATTCCTTATCTTGATGATGAGGGTAATAAAATACCTAAAGTCCTTGAAGAAAAAACCGGCTTTTCAGAGCCTGTGAATTTCAAAGCAAACATAGCTTTCAGCGGTGGAGAAGCACAAAGCAAGGAATACGGCTTTGACACGGCTGATTTTGACGCTATTTTGCTAACAGATAGGAATATGTTACCTATCCAAAAAGGCGACCTTATATGGCTTGATAGCAAGCCTACATACACATCTGACAGTCTTGTTGATGAAACGTCAGCGGACTTCACGATTGTAGGCATTAAGCCAGCATTATGTTCAACTAAGTATATGCTTAAAGCAGTTGTAAAGTAGGTGAAAGATATGAAGTATCAGACAGGCGGCTTTCCTGAAAATGGTTCTTTATTTATACAAACAGACAATGAACAGCTAGTCGGTTCTATCTTTAAAGGAAAGACAATCCCATCTACACAAGAGCCAATAAATGAAAGCATAAGACAAACTGTTTTGCAATCAGTTAAGGAGCGTGTTTATGGCAAGACATACAATTAATATATCCTTGTCTGAAAAGTCCGTAAATGAAGCTATCAGACAGCTACAACAGTATAAGCAGAGTTTACAGTATAAATGTGGATTGCTTGTTGAACGATTAGCAGAATTAGGCGACAAAGCGGCAATTATGAGCGTTAATGAAAGCCCATTAGGTAGGACAGTAACATTGAGAGTTGACAAAAAGCCTATTCAAGATGGCTACCAAGCTATTTTAATTGCTACCGGTAAAACTGTTGAAGTAGAAGATAGAGAGCCATTTTACACGCTATTAGCGATTGAATTTGGTGCTGGTATTTATTACAACAGCGGTAACGAGAATCCGAAAGCTAATGATTTCGGCTTGGGTGTAGGAACATACCCGGGGCAAGTCCACGCATTCAGCGACGGTTGGTACTACTTAGGTAATGATAATCAATGGCGCTACACACACGGCGTTAAAGCTACAATGCCTATGTATAACGCCACAATGGAGATTATTAATCAGTATAAGCAGATAGCAAGAGAGGTGTTTAGTTAATGGCGAATGCAAACGATTGGGCGATAGACCTCGAGAATACAGTCACAGCACTTGTCAAGGCTAAAACCCTAACACAGCTTAAAAAGACATATCCAAAGATAGTCATAACCAATGAGGGGGAAAACAGCGGTCAAGCAGCATTCCCAACAGTATACATTCATTTACTGCCAGCAGTAGAACAAGGACAAACACTTGACGGACAAACAATAAACGCATTGCTAGCAACATTTCAAGTAGATGTTACTACTAACACAAGCAAGTCTGACTGTCGTAAGGTTATGGCAGTAATTACAGATACATTTAAAACAATGAGATTTCAAGGCAACGCAATGCCAGAATTTTCAATCAGCAACAAAGTACATAAGAGCACCGCTAGATTCAGACGAATGATAGCGGCAAATGACAGATTGATGTAACAAAGAGCAGGAATGCTCTTATTTTTTTGCAAATTTTTAGGAGGTAAGAAGATATGGCAGATACAGTAGCAGGATTAAGCGCACTGGGAATCACGTTTAGTTATGGTGTTGAAACTACAGCAGGTACTAAACCAACAGCGTTTAAACTTCTTCATAGAATCAATTCTATTGATGAGATTACAGTAACCCCAGAGGCTATAGATGCATCAGCACTTGAAGATTTACAGACAAGAAACATTGCAGGTAGAGACACAGTTACAGATACAGTTGCGGTAACAGTTAATAAGACAGAAGCTACAATTAAGGAGTGGAAAGACCTTATTACAGAATATAAGGCTTTAACTGGCGGTAAGAGAATGTGGTTTCAGGAAATTACTCCGGGCATAACAGATGCAGAGTTTTTTGTTGCACAGCCGCCTTCAAAGTTACCAATTACAGGCAAGGAGCAAAATTCACTTCTTACAATGGCTATCAACCTTATTATTGAGGATATGGTAGGAACAGATACAGCAGTAACCCCAACATCGGGGGAATAATGAGCTATTCGACTAAATCAAAAAAGGCTGTGTCGGATAGCGTAGAAAACGCCAAAACAGCCGACTATACATCATATCTCGATGATGTAACAGAATAATTATTTCAAAAGGTAGGTGCGGTGTAAAATCCGCACCTTTCCCTATATGGACGATAGGGTGGGAAAGGGTAAAAATTATGATGAATATTAATGTAAACGGAAATGAATACAAAGTTGAGTTCTCTTTTGGTGCGGCAGAGTGCAAAGAGATAGTGCAGAAAATGTTTTCTGTCGTGAATGGCTCTTATTTGCTTGCACAGACAGATAAGAATGTTGCACAGGCTTCTTTTGATGGATTAGCGAATATGACAGCAGATGTGCCGGAGATTTGCATTTTAGCCATTTATGCAGGTTGTATTGACAATAACCCGGTAACAATGGACGAAGCAAAGGAACTCACTAGGGCATATATTACAGAGAAAAGAAAGACAGATAAGAGTTACGGATATAGAACATTGTTTGAAGAAATTAAGAAAGCGATGGAAGATGATGGTTTTTTCGAGCTGTCGGGAATAACAGCGATGCTAGAGGAGATGGCGAACAATGTGGAAGAAGCAACACAGGAACAGAAGAAGCCGACAGTAGTTCCACAGGACCACAAGAAAAAGCAGACTTCCACAAAATAATTTGGGAAGAATACTTTGTTTTAGCCAGTTCACTAGGCGTTAGTTATTCAGACTTCCTTAAAATGACACCTAAAAAGCTATGGGCGGTTGTAGAGGGCAAGAAACTTGAAAGACAACGAATGGATTCAGATATATGGCTTGCAATAGGTAGTTACATACTCCCGGCAATCAAGATAGGTGTTAGAAGTGGTGCTTGGGGTAAAGGTGAGCTTGAATACCCAGATAAGCCTATTTACAGCGATATTAACAAAAAAGAGAACAGCAAAGATGAAATACAAAGAAAGAGAGAAGAGTTTGTTTTGAATATGAAAATACGCAAAGCAAACTGGGATTTAACACACCATAAAAATGATAAGCCGGAGGTATAAAGCGTGGAATTAGACAGTTTAGAAGTCAAAATTACCGGTACTGCCACTAAAGCTATCGATTCTGTTGATAAACTGATAGATCAGCTTACAAGGCTGTCAACATCACTTGCAACTGTAAATGGTTCATCACTAAGCGGTCTTGCAAATGGTGTTAGTCAGTTAGGTTCTGCTATGCAGAATATGAACGCAGGAACAGCAGATTTTACAAGGCTTGCTAAGAACATCACAAAAATAGGTTCTGTTGATTCGGTTGCACTAACTAACACAGCTACATCACTTCAAGCTGTCACAAAGGCAGTTGCAAGCATATCAGCTATTCCGCAAAATGCAACACAGGTCACAGAATTTGCAAAGTCACTTGGTAAGCTAGGCAGTAAGAGTATAGAAAATGCCGTTGTAAACATTCCAAAGCTAGGCAATGCTTTAAATGGCTTAATGACAACGCTATCAAGAGCACCAACAGTAAGTCAGAATGTTATTCAAATGACTAACGCATTGGCTAATCTTGCTAGTCAAGGTAGCAAGGTGGGTACTTCTTCAAACTCACTTCAAAAGTCGCTGTATGGCGTTTCTACGAGCGTCAGGACAGCGACTAAGAGCAGTTGGAACTTGGCAAGTGCAATAGGTAAGTTTTATGCCACATATTTTATGGTAATTCGTGGCAGTAAGAAGCTTATAGAAGCCATCAAGTCAACAACAGATTACATTGAAGCGTTCAACTATCAAGCGGTTGCGTTTGGTAAGATTGGTTCAGAGTGGGATAAAGATTACGAAAAGTACGGATATGATAACGCAACAGCATATGCAGAGAGCTTCCAAAGCAGAGTAAACGATACTCTCGTAAAGCTGTCTGGTTTAAAAGTTAATGTTCAAGGTGGCTTGCTTGAAGAAAGCGGAGTAAAGAACTTAGGACTTAACATACAAGAGATAACACAGTACGCTTCGCAGTTAGCTTCTGTCACTAACTCATTAGGACAGACAGGCGAAGCGACAACGGCAATAACAAAGTCAATGACAATGCTTGCAGGCGATATAAGCTCACTTTTTAACGTGGACTATTCAACAGTAGCACAGAACTTACAAAGCGGCTTAATCGGGCAATCAAGGGCATTATATAAGTATGGTATTGATATTACCAATGCTACATTAGCGACATATGCTTATAACTTAGGCATTTCTAAGTCTGTATCAGAAATGACACAAATGGAAAAACAGCAGTTAAGAGTGTTAGCAATATTAGACCAATCAAAAGTATCTTGGGGTGATTTAGCTAATACGATTAACAGTCCAAGCAATATGTTACGCCAGTTCAGTAACAATATGAAAGAGGTAGGAATGGTAGCAGGACAGCTATTTATCCCAATTCTTTCAAAGGTTATGCCGATTGTAAATGGCGTTACTATTGCAATCAAAAGATTATTAGTCAATCTTGCTTCTTTAATGGGCGTAAAGATTGATTTTGAGAGTTTTGGACAAAGTGGCTACAAAGATACATCAGACGGCTTAGAAGATATTTCAGATGGCTACCAAGATGTAGCTGATTCAGCTAAGAAAGCTACATTATCCCTTATGGGATTTGATGAAATAAATAAATTACAGGACGATACAAGCTCAAGCAAAGGCTCAAGTGGTGGTGGCGGTAGCTCTATTGATTTGACAGACGATATTACTAAGGCAGCGGCAGAATATGAAGCAGCTTGGGATAAAGCATTTGCCAATATGGAAAATTCGGCAGTTGCTTGGGCTGATAAGATAGAGAAAGCATTTGAACCTGTTAGGAAGATATTTAAAGATTTTGCAATCGGGGATTTTTATGCAGCAGGACAAGATACATCTAACCTTGTGGCAGGAATTTTTAATTGGTTTGCAAAGGCTATAGATGATGTTTCTTGGTATACAATTGGACATAATATAGGAGAGTATTTAGCTGGACTTAATTGGGTTGAAATATTTTCAAGCCTTGGCAATGTGTTATGGCAAGCCATTAAAGCAGCTATCGAATTATGGAGTGGTTCATTTACGGCAGCACCAATTGAAACGACCTTAATAACGGCTATAGCGGCATTGAAATTTACAGGCTTAGGAAGTGTTTTGAAAAAGAAACTTGTTACAGTAATAGGAACAAGTATTAAAGGCGCTTTAAAATCATTCGGAACAGGCAGTATAATATCAGGAATAGGTGGATTACTTACAACAGATATAGGCACTATTATAGGAGCAGGAACAGCAACAGAAATAGGCTTAACTATAGGTGCTGGAATAGTAGGTGGAATAGTAGCCGCTATTGCTGGATTTAATTTAGGCAATTGGCTCAATGAAAAATTAACAGGCGAGAAAATAGATATGTCAATGTTTGACCAATTAGCATATCTTATAAAAGCACCATTTGAAGATTTACCTAGCTTTATTGACGGAGTGATAGAAACTATCACATTCGGGCATAAAGATGATATAGCAAATTGGTGGACTGTAAGTGTTGCGCCGTGGTTTACTAAGGAGAAATGGGGAGAATTAGGCGACAATGCTAAAACCTCATTAAGCAATGCTTGGAATAGCTTTTCTAATTGGTGGGGCAATACAGCTATCGTAGGTTGGTGGAACAATAGCGTAGCACCTTATTTTACTAAAGCAAAATGGCAATCTCTTGGAGATAACGCAAAGGGTAGCTTAACTGATAGTTGGACTTCGTTCAATAATTGGTGGAGCGGTACAGGAGTATATAATTGGTGGAATGATAATGTCTCGCCATATTTTACTAAAGAAAGATGGGGCAACTTAGGTGAAAATATTAAGAATAGCTTATCTAACAGTTGGGATAGTTTTTCTAACTGGTGGAGCAGCACAGGCATATATAACTGGTGGAATAACCACGTAGCACCTTACTTTACAGCAGACAGATGGAACGATATGGCAAGCGGAATAATGCAAGGGCTTAAAAGTGAATGGTATAACGTACTTGATTGGTGGGATAGCAAGCCAGAACTTCACAGAATATCAGTTGCAATAGAAGATTTCTTTAGTTACGTGCGAGATTTATGGTACGACCTAAAGGATTGGTGGAGCGACTTATCGCTTAGATTTCCTCATATTAAAATGCCACATTTTAGCATTGAGGGCGAATTTAGTCTTATGCCTCCAGAAGTTCCTCATATTAATGTTGATTTTTATGCTAATGGTGGCTTCCCAAACAAAGGACAGTTATTCGTTGCAAATGAAGTTGCACCGGAAATGGTTGGTACTATGGACGGAAGAACAGCAGTAGCCAATCAACAGGAAATTACAACAGGTATTGCTAATGCAGTTTATCCGGCGGTTTACAATGCGGTTGTAGCGGCTATGTCAGAAGCTAACAACAATGTAAATATAACATTACAAGGCGACGCTGATAAATTGTTTACAATGGTACAGGATAAAGCTAATAACTACACTAATATGACAGGTCAAGCGGCTTTTCCATATTGATAAGATTTGCGTATTGTGTTATTCTTTTGCTATAAAATAAAAGCAAAGGGGCAACACAATATGGCAGAAAAGAAAGCAAAGAAAAAAGACAGTAAACTAAGCATAGCAGCGGCAGTAACAGCACTATTTATATTTACAATTCCAATAGGCTTTATATTGGCTATTGTGGATTTAATTAAAAGTAAAGGCGACAAGTCACAAAGGCACTTAGGCTCTTACTTTGCAATAGTATCTTTTGTACTATTTCTGATAGTTGCTTTTAGCAATGGAAGCGGTAACAACAGTAACAATGCCAATGCTACAAAACAAGCTAGTGCAACACAGCAAGATACAGACACAGCAACAAATGATGACACAACGCTTAAATACCTTAAACACGAAGTGATTACAGATAGCAATGATAGAGAAGTAGTTGTTGTCTATTTTGACTTTACAAATAATTCAAAAGACAACGAAGCATTTATTTACAACTATAATGTCACTTGCTTTCAGAATGGCAAGGAACTTGACTATCCGTTAGCTAGTTTTGATGTTGATGAATACAACAATGCGGCAAGAGAGTTGCAGACAGGTGCAAATATTACAGTTGCAAGGATATACATACTAGAAGATAAGAGTGATGTTGATTTAGAAGTGACAGCTTGGGGTTCAAGTAAGAAACTTATGAAGCTGACATTAAAAGCAGAATAAAAAAATCAGAACAAGTTGGGTAGACCTGTTCTGATTAGCACATATGAGTACATATAAGTTGCTCACGTCAATAATAACAAATAAATAGCAAAATGACAAGGACATTTCACTTAATTGTGAGGTGTCCTTTTTATTACCCATTTTTAGGCAGAAAGGGGCGATTTAATGATAAGTGCTGTAATTATCGAGGGGGTGACATTCCCAGTAGCATATAACGGCTACACGTACAGCAGAAATAAAATATGGTCTAAGAACACAGGAAGAAATGACTACGGCGAAATGGTAGGAACTATCGTGGCTATTAAAGACAAAGTAGAGCTTCAATTACCACCACTAACAGGTGAACAGGCGTTGTTGCTTGATAATGTGATTAGTGATGAAAATAACCCATTCCCAACAGCACAAGTTCTATTCTTAGGCGGTACACAAAAGGAAATGACAATCTATACAGGAGATGTGACATATCCATACCTCACAAGAGCAAAGAATGAGGACGGATTAATAGTCGGAGCAAAATTAAGTTTGATTCAGAAATAGAAAGAGGGTTCCACATGAAACTTAAAACAAGTGAGTTAATAGACAGATTTGAGAGTTTGAGCAACATATCGCATGACAAGACTACAGGCAGAATTGCCATGGCTGTTATGTGCAATATTAAGGCGTTAGAAGAGCTGTACAAGACAACGCTACAGACCATAGAAGATACTAAGATTAAGTATGCAGACAAGGACGACAGTGGCAATCCAGTTGTCAATGATAATCAGTATCAGATTACATCAGAGAACTTAAAGAAGTTACAGGAAGAATTGCAGGAAATCAATGAACAAGAAATTGAAGCGCCTGACATGACAATGCTTCCTATGGACGCATTCGACAAATGCGAAGAAATTACACCAGCTAAATTATACTCAATTGAATTTATGATAAGCCATTAATTAATCAATAAAGGCGGTGTAGAATGAAGATATTAGACACAGCTATGACGGAAATTATTAAGGGAAATAGTGCAAGATACTATTCCAAGTATGTTGTTGATGAAAAAGAACATACTGAAACACTTAACAATTTCAAGTTTCAAAACATGATAAATCCCAATAACGAAATTACGATAGGTAACACTTGCAGCAGCAGTGTTACCTTTTCTATTTATATGCCAACAATAAGCCTTGAAAATAAGGAAATTACCATATTTGAAGGTGTTAAGGTTGGCACAGAAATTAAATATATTCAGTTGGGAATATTTACAGTTACTAAGCAGACAAGTGACGGAGAATATACAAGCTACGAAGCATACGACAGGATGTATAAGGCTGATATGCCTTATTTTTCTGATATGACATTTCCCAGCACAGATAAAGCTATTCTTAATGAGATATGCGGCAAGTTAGGCATATCTTTAGCAACTAGCATAACAAACACACATACAATTACAGATAAGCCACAGGGATATACTTACAGGGAAATTATCGGCTATATGGCTATGCTACAAGGCAGTAATGCGGTAATTAATGCTGATGGCAACCTTGAATTAAGATGGTATAAGGATAGCGGCTATGTACTTGACGGACATAAGTATTATCAGCAAGGCGTTACATTTACAACAAGCAAGGATTTTATCATACAAAAATTGACATGTAACAATACTAAGAGCGGTTCTACGGAGCAAAGTGAGATTACTTCTGGCGACGGAGCAACAGGATTAACATTTGCCAATCCGTTTATGACACAGGCAATTCTTGACGAAATTTATAAAAAGATAGGTGGTTTTACATTCAGACCGCTCACAGTTAAGTTTTTAGGTGATTGGCGATTAGAGGTAGGCGACATTATTACTGTCAATAAAGGCGGCGTTGATTACAAAGTACCTATAATGCAGATTACGCACGAATGTGACGGCGGTTTAATTAGCGCAGCTACATCTATCGGACAATCTGATACAGAGAATACAAGTGTTGCTTCTGGACCGATAACTAAGCGAATGGAGCGGTACTATGCCGACTTAATAGCTGTAAATAAGGCGCTGATTAATAAATTAGATGTGGACACAGCTAAGATTACCTATGCAACAATAACTAATCTTAAAGCGACTAATGCAAGCATTGAAAATCTTAAGACAAATAAGTTAGATGTAACATATGCAGAGATTATTAATGCCAACGTGGAAAGCCTCAAGGCAGCTAATGCTGATATCACGCAGTTGAAAGCCAATTCATTAACGGCAGACATAGCAGATCTGAAGTATGCACAAATTGATTTTGCAAATGTCAAAGGACAGGTTGTTACAACATCACTCATTAAAGATGGTGCAGTAACAAACGAAAAGGTAGGGAATTTATCTGCAAATAAGATAACTTCAGGCGAAATTGATGCAAGTAAGATAAAAGTTTATAACCTTAATGCAGATTATCTTACAGTAGGTTACATCAATGGTAAACGCATTGGAAGCGGCTCAATAGAGCTTGATAAATTAGCCGAGGAAGTACCAACAAAAGAATACTTAGATAAAGTACAAGAAGAGTTACAAGGTCAAATTGACGGAAATATCGAGACATTCACTAAGACAGAAATACCTACGCTTAATAATGAGCCGGCTGTTAATTGGACTGATAATGCCACAAGAAAGAAACATACAGGTGATATCTGTTATGTGGTTAATCCAGCTTCAAGCGCAGACGGATATTCATACAGATTTGCCAATACTGGCACAGAGCAAGCACCTGTATATGAATGGGTACTAATTAAGGATAGTGACGTTACTAAGGCATTGCAGGACATTATTAACATCAATGGTGAGATTACAGGCATTAAAAAGTTTAATGTTGAAATTAGTTCATGGAAAACTGATACAGATAGTGAATTATCAAGTCTTAAAACACGAACAACCAGCCTTGAAACTGACATGGGCAACAAAGTTGATACTACGACATTTAACGAGGTTAAGCAGACTGTTGATGAAAATAGTTCAACAATAACTAAAATGTCTGAAACACTTAGCAAAAAAGCTGACAGTGGCACAGTTACAACTTTAAGTAATACTGTTAACAGCATTAAGCAGACAACAGATAGCAATACATCAAGTATTTCAAGCTTAACAACAACTGTCACAAAAGTAGAAAATACAGCTAACAGTGCAAGTAAAACAGCTACAGCTGCAAACAACACCGCTAATACAGCGAAGTCAACGGCTGATAGTGCATTATCTAAGGTCAATACGCTTACAACTACTGTAACGAACCAAGGTTCAAGCATAACACAGCTTCAAGGTAGTATTACTAATAAGGTTTGGAAAACAGATATAACCGAAAGCATTAATAACCTTCAAGTTGGTGGAACAAATATGTTACTATGGACTACAACAATGCCTGGTAAATTTAGTTCGGATAGTTCTGGAGCTTCTTCAAAAGGTACAGTTTCATATCAATCTGATGGTAGTGCTTTTGTTATTAACAATAATTCAAATTTCCGTTTTCAATATCATCCTGATGTAAATGTTATGATTGGGGCAACATATGTTGTTTCTGCTTATTATAGAGATGTAAGTGGCGCACAGGCGCATCAATTTCAGATAGCATATGCAACAGCAAGTGGAAAATATGCGGATTTTCATGGAGTAACAGGAACACGAGAAGTAGGAGATGGTTGGAAACAATCGTACTTAGTATTTACAATTCCAGATACTATAAAGACTTCAAACTTAATAACTGTATATTTAAGAAGTGGCGCAGACTATACTTTGTATAATCATAGCTATTATATTAAAAATGTCAAATTAGAATTAGGCAATAAAGTAACAACTTGGTCGCCGGCACCCGAGGATGTGTCTAGCGGTATAAATGCTGTTGATACAAAAGTAACAACTGTAAGCAATCAGTATACAACTCTTAATCAGACTGTTAATAGTATTTCAGCTACAGTTAATAGTCACACTTCACAAATTGCTACAAAAGCAGATAACAGCACTATAACTACACTTAACAACAAGGTTACATCTTTGACAACTGATTTAAGCGGGTTTAAGACTACTGTCAGTAACACATATGCAACAAAGAATAGCTTAAGTAATTACGCAACAACAGCTGCTATGAACTCTGCTATATCTCAATCTGCTAATAGTATAACTCAATCGGTATCTGCTACTTATGCGACAAAAAGTAGCCTTTCTTCTTATGCAACTACGGCTAGTTTATCTGCTTATATAGCTAAAACTGATACTGGTACGCTTAAAAGTTGTATTGAAGCTATTGCAGATACAATTAACATTACCGCAAGAGGTGGTCTTAACTTAAGCGGTAATAGATTTACATTAAGTAGTACAAATACAACCATTACAACGGACGGAACTATAACAACTAAAAAATTCGTTGGAAATGGCGGTACGATTGGCGGCTGGAATATAGATTCTGCCTCGATATACAGTGATTATTTATATAACGCTAATGTAGGTCATGGTAAGTACAGAGTATCGCTTAATAAAGCCACAGGAAGTGATTCAAAAATTTTCTCTTTTAGAGAAACTGTTAAAGATAATGTGTTTAACTATCCATTTTATGTTAGAAGCGATGGATATATGTATTCGGTAAAAGGACAAATTAGTGGATTTCAATTTGATTCAAATAAGATGTCAAATACAGTTTCTATATATTTACTACCGGATAAAGATGTGTTACATACCTTGCGAAATGCCATTGTAAACAATACAACATCACAACTCGCATTAAGTCAATACGACCTAAATGAAAGTGGCAAAGTTGATTTGACTGATTTTGTAGTAGCAAAAAATTATGTTTTAGGAACACAGACAGAAGCCAATTTTAGTAAGTGGAAGTATGCAAAAAAAAGTGACATAACATATAAGCTTAACCCTTCTGACGTTAAGAACGCTTTGAGTATTTCAGGTACTGATATTTGGGGCAAAACAAGGCAAACTACATTAGGAATAGGCACATTGTATAGCAATGAAATCAGTTGCGATAATTTGATTGTTAAAGACCCAGTAGACTATTCAACTTTTAACACCTTTTTGAATACAATAAACGTCAGAGAATCATCAACATCAATAGATTTAGCTAGCTTCACACGCAACTACGTTATCAAGGGTAATGGAATGCTTATTGTTAATATATCAGTTTGGACGGACGCTACAGATGATTATGGAACTACTACAGCAGAAATATACATTGACAACAAATGCGTTACGGAGAACCGCCACAGAATGACAAATAGCCATCCGTCAGAACTTGCAGGTGGTACTACATTTGTTTGGTGGTTTAATGACAATACAACACATAATATCCAAATAAAAGCCGGTTCGTCTAAAGAGGGCACAAAGACTTATACACAATCTATTCAAGCACTATTTGGACTACAAATATCAACATAATGCAAACCATTTGGTTTGCAATCGGATATTAACAATTAAGGACATCTTCGGGTGTCCTTTTTTAATACAAATTAGGAGGTAAAACACAATGTTAGACATCAACTCATCAATTCAAAAAAACGGAACATTATCTGTTCAAAATTCAGACGGAACACTTAAACAGGTGGCTTATCTGTCAGCCACAATAAGTGAAAGTGGCACAGTTAGTATGTCGGCTAGCTTTAATGATTTTGCGGCATACTTAGCAAATGATACAGCACTAGACAGCGAGCTTAAGAGCTTCCTTGATGGCGTTAAAAACACTTACAAGGCAACATACAGCACAGAAGATAACACAATTAGTTCAGATGCAGTAGATATAACAGGAACAACAGAAAGTGAGGTATTTTAGTATGATTAAGTGTGGAGATTTTTCAGCGTGGAATGGTGTAGTTGACTGGAACAGAGTTAAGGCGGCAGGACTTACTCACGCTATCCTTAAGGTTATCAGACGTGACTTTGACCCAGATAAGCAGTTTGAAAACAACTGGAAAGGTTGCCAGTTAGCAGGTGTGCATATCTGCGGTGTATACAATTATGTTTACACACCAACAGTAGAAGAAGCTATTGCGGCGGCTAACAGAGTACTTGAGGTGCTTGACGGACGTAAAGTAACAGTTTGGATGGACGTTGAAGATGAATGTATGCGGAACTTAGGTTCAGAGCTTATCGACATTATCAAGGCATACAAAGAGGTTATTGAGGGTGCAGGATATGACTTTGGCGTATATACCGGCTTATCATTCTATGGTAGCTACATCAAGCCTTATACAAACCCTAGCGACTTAGACTGTCCGTTCTGGATAGCACGTTACTACTTAGGATATGATGAAATGCAGTTAAATGATGATGTTAACGCAGATAAGACACCCAGTATCGACCATTATCTTGCGGGGTGGCAGTATACTTCTAGCGCAAGAATTGACGGAGTAGACGGAGTTTGTGACTTATCAGAATTTTATGGTTTCCACAATGATGAAGATAACACAGAGGATAACAGCGAAGAAGATAACGCAGAGGATAGCACAGATGAACACGTATATGCTACATACGCCGCTTATACCGATAGATGGTGGGGCGAAGTAGAGGATAGAGAAGATTGGGCTGGTGCAGGCGACAATAAAGCTATCACAGCACTTATTATCAAGGTCAGCAGAGGTTCAGTTAAGTACAGAGTTCATACACTTAATGGCGATTGGCTTCCTTATGTTACAGATTTCAATTATAATGATTTCTACAACGGCTTTGCAGGCGACCAGAAAACACCGATAGATGCCGTAGAAATCATCTACTACACACCAGAGGGTGAACCTTGGAAGTATGCTAAGTACATGGTATCTGTATTCAACAACCGCAACTTCTATCCAGAGCAGATAGATGATGAAACATCTAACGGAATGGACGGATATGCAGGCGTTATGGGTAATGCAATCGACAAGTTCCAGTTAGTTGTCGAATAGTGTCAGAATAACACGACCGAAAGTATTTGAAATATACTAACGATAAATGTATAATAAACTTGTCTTTGAGAAAAGACCCTTAAACATTTTCAAGTTCTGGCAGGCGATATTGTTTGATTGGCGTTGGCAATATCGCCGCTGAAAATGTTAATCTACTGAGGGTAGGTTGACATGCAAGAACAAATGTTCTATAATAGTACTATCGCTATCAAAGTGCGGTTAGGGGGGGGTACATAATGGAGAATGAAGAGTACAGACAGAAGATAATTGAACTAATCAATAATTGTAATAATAATCATTGGCTAAAAACAATATACAGCTACATTAAAACACTTTTAAGGTAAAAGAAAAAGACCGAGATTTTTTCTCGGTCTTTGCTTATTCTCGGCTTAACAAATTTACTATCTCTCATTTATCAAGTCAATCAGTTTTTCCAAACTTTCCCAATCTTCTTTATTTAGCTTAGACAACGCAGATACAAGCCTATGTCTGAAATTGTCTTCACCGCTTCTTTGAATATCTCCAAGCATTTCAGCAATCTGTTCATCTTTGGATTTCTCTATAAACATTTCGCCATTGCCTGTCCGTAACCAATCTTCATTAACGGAAAATTCCCTACATATCAGTTTTATAGTCTGTTCTGACGGATAATTTTCTCCGCTTTCCATTTTGCAAACAGCAGAACGGGATACAGATAGTTTTTGAGCAAAATCAGTTTGACTTATATTCAAGCTATTTCTGATTTTTTTAATTCTCTCATTCATAAGTAGTTCCTCCTTTCTTGAAAAGTATAATAACATAAAATGTACATTAAGTCAACAAAAAGCATTGACAATGTATATTTAATGTGCTATTGTATGTACATCAAATGAACAGAAAGGAGATGAAAAAATGACAGGACCTTTTTCTATAAGCGGAGATGATGAGGAACGGACACTAAGAGATTATGTTGAATGGTTTGCACTTGGACTTGCCTACAATGCGGTAAATGGTGAGAAAAACGAAGCATTACAAAGTGAATGTAAAATACTCGATTCTCTCACCAACGCATTGAACGCTATAAAGCTTTAGCGAAAAGGATTAGATATAACTTCTACCTTAGCTGGTTTGTTATCAATAGTAGACATAAATTCATCATAGTATTTGCGGTACTCAATTTTGAATTGTTCAACACTGTCTTGATAACCCAACAACTTAGCAATAGCGTATCGGTCAGCAAGTTGCTTGCTATCCATATTTTTCACCTCTTTTCTTATTTAGAATAAGAGGATTATATCACAGAAAGGAAGTGAATTGAATGAGTGAAAAGGAAAAAGAAGTAGTTGAGAAGTTAAAAGAAGCAATTCCTAAGATGTCAGATTTTGACAAGGGTTATATTCTTGGCAAGGTCGAGAATATGGCAGAAAAAAGCGATAAGGAATGTAACAATGACAGAAAGGAGTAAGAATGGCAGAAGTCACAAGAAAAGCTATCCAAAATGAAATGACAAAAACGATAGAGGGAAGTTGCTTCTATGAAAGGCTTCACTGCAACGGACAAGATACAAGCAAATTAATTGCTGACACGAAAGCGTTAATTGCTCAACACAGCTTATCCGTTTTAGAAGCCAAAGGGTTTTTAGATTATATGAAGATTATCGTTAGTGCTTCTTCACATATTCCTTGTGAAAAAGAAAAGCGTGACTATTCAATGGAAGTTGGCAAGTCAGCGTTTTAAGAAAGGAGTGTGTTTATGGAATTGCAGATTTTTAGTAATGAAGAGTTCGGAGAAGTCCGAATGACAGAAATTGACGGAAAACCATATTTTGTAGCAACAGATGTGGCAACCGCACTTGGATATATAAATCCACGAAAGGCTGTGAACGACCATTGTAAGGGGGGTAACGAAACGTGACACCCCTACATCTAGTGGTGTTCAGCAGATGTCATACATAAATGAGGGTGATTTATACCGACTTATTATGAAATCAAAATTACCTAGTGCAGAGAAATTTGAAAGTTGGGTAATGGATGAGGTGCTTCCGTCAATCAGAAAGACAGGCAGTTATCAGAAAAAGTTATCCCCACAGGAAATGATGAGAATACAGCTAGGTATGTTAGATGATGTGTCAGACAGAGTGTCTAAGTTGGAAAATACAATGAACATTGATTACGGACAGCAGAAAGTACTTAATGACTTAGTATCAGCAAGGGTAATAAAAATCTTAGGCGGTAAAAACAGTAACGCTTACAAGGAAATAAGCAGAAAAGTATTTGCGGAGATTAATCACGATTACAAGGATTATTTCAATGTTAATTCAAGAGCCAACACACCAAGGCTTAAGAATGAACAGGCAGTTGAATATATTAAAAACTGGATGCCAAGCACTAACACAATGATGTTAATAAAAGATTGCAATGCACAGATAAACTTAGAGAGCTGATGATCAAGCGGAGGATTATTTTATGGAAAAGGAAGTACAGGCAACACCACAGTATAGCATATCAGTAGAAGAACTGATAGCGGAAAGAAATAAGTTAGAAGTCTCTATTGCGGCATACAAGAAAGCAAAGAGAGACAGCAAGATAGCTGAATATTTATGGATTTTATCAGCAATATTATTTGTTGTGTCAATGATATTTCAGCTTATTAATTAGAAAGGAGTTTTAGCAGATTGATATTTATTATTTCTGAAAAAGGCGAAAGAGAGCAGATTAATGAGGTAGAAAAACTTGAAATTCTGGCACACATTGGCAGAAGAACAAGTTACCTCTTAGGAAGAAATAAACATTGTGAACTCTTAAGAAGAGTAGTTGTAAATGACATTTTAGGGCAGTTAAAGCACGAATACGGGTGTGGTTTGAGTGAACTTAAAAAGAAGTACATAGCAGACACTCACGATTATATCGACTGCTACGAACTGCCTACGATAATGAAAGAGAGATATAAGCTATGATACAGGGGTTTATGTTGGGCGTTGTTGTCGGAATGATACTAGAAACTATATGTATTGTAGTTACAACATTAAAGATTAAAGCAAAAGAAAGGAAAGAACAATATGAAACAGGTAAACGAGAAAGTAATAACAGTACAGGATTGTATTGATATGTACGAGAAAAAAGATATGTATACAGTTATTGACGGTGGCAAAGTTGTAGGGTTTGTTGAGAAAGGAGTAACAAATGATAAATAATAACAGGACTTATATATTAGGAAAGGTTGCTAAAAAGCCAGCCTTTTCACACGAGATATGTGGTGAGGGATTTTACCTCTTTTATATAGAGGTTTTAAGAAAGAGTGGGAGTACAGATACGCTTCCAGTAATCGTATCGGAAAGATTAATAAGCATTAATAGGCTTGATGTAGACAGAACTGTAGTAATTGACGGACAGATAAGGTCATACAACAAGCATACAGATAATGAGGAACATAGTCATCTAATACTTAGTGTATTCGCCAAGGAAATAGATGTGCTAGAAGATGTTGAAATTAATCCGGATGTAGATAATGCTGTTGAGATTGTAGGTCACTTATGTAAGCCACCTATATATAGAAAGACACCACTTGGAAGAGAAATCGCTGATATTCTTGTCGCAGTAAACAGACCATATGGAAAGTCTGATTACATACCTTGCATAGTTTGGGGCAGAACAGCTAAGTTTGTCGGACACTTGCCAGCAGGAACACATATAGAAATGACAGGCAGGTTTCAGTCAAGACCTTATACAAAGAAGATAAGCGAAGATGAAATTGAAAACAGAGTAGCTTATGAGGTATCAGTAGGCAGAGTTGAGATTATAGAGGAAGAGGAGAATGCTGATGAATAGTGATATTACAGTTTCGGAATTAGCTAGTATGGCAGCAGACAATGAAAAGCGTTGCCAAGTATGGCATCCAGTTCAAGGCGTTATCTTTGACGGCACATTTGATGAACTTGACAGACGGCATTATCTTGCAGATAAGACAGTTGATAACTTCTCAATAGAAGATGATGTATTCATTATGAATATATAAATAAGGAAAGGATATGTTTATGGAAAGAACAGTTTTAAAAAAGGTAGTTCTTGAAAACTTTATGTGCTATGCACACGCAGAGCTTGATTTTTATGCCATTACAAAGATTATGGCTGAGAATGGCAAGGGCAAGTCAACTATTGCAACCGCTTATATGTGGTGCTTGTTTAATTGCGATTATGAGTTAAAGGATAATCCGGTTGTAAGACGAGAAATTGACGGAAAATCCGTTGATGATATGGATACAAGTGTTGAACTTACACTTGATGTTGACGGAAAAGAAATAACTATGAAGAAAGTGCAGAAACGTACTTATGGGGAAACTGTAAAGGACGGCGTTGTTGTGACAACTGTAAGCGATACTAACTCATATTACATCAATAGCGTGCCAAAGACATTAAAGGCATTCAATGAATATCTTGATGTTAATATGAATATTTTCAAAATGTGTAGCAATATCAATGTATTTCTTACGCAGAAGCCAAAGGAAATGAGAGAATATCTTTTCAGTTTAGTAAAGAAAACAACCGACCTTGATATGGCAAAGTCTAAAAGCAAACTTGCCGAATTAGTACCACTTCTTGAAAAATACACATACGAAGAAATACGTGCTATGAAAAATAAAATTAAAAAAGATGTTGATGACAATGCCGAAAAGCTGAAAGGGCAGATTGAAGAGAAAGAGCGTGACATTCAGCTTAAACAGGCTATTGAAGTATCTGACCTTGAATTAAAGAAGAACAGCCTTAAAGTACAGATTGCTGATTGTGTGGCAAAACAGACCGACAATGACAAGCTGATGGCTGAATACGACAAGGCTAGTTCGTATATTCTTAATCTCAAATTTGAACTTAGCGATATGTCACGCAAAGCTAATGAAGCTAATGTTAAGGCTAGGAGAGAGATTGATGGCAAGATTTCTGATAAGCAGTTTCTTGTTAGGCAGACAGAAAAGACTATTGCCGATACAGAAAAGAACATTGAGTATCAGCAGAATACCATTGATAGCATAAATAAGAATTTGCAGGATATAAGGAACGAATGGAAAGCAGAGAATGAACGCAAATTTGACGAAACAAGCCTTATTTGTAGTTACTGCGGACAAGAATATCCCGAAGATAAGAAAGAACAGTTAAGAGCCGATTTTAATAGCCGCAAGGCAGAAGAATTAAAGCTTATCACAAACAATGGCAACCTTTTTAAAGACAAACTTGATAAGAATAAGAAGATTCTTAAAGATTTACAGAAAGAGTTACCACAACATAAAGAAAGCCTTGAAATGCTGAATACAGCTATTGTAGACCTTAAAAAGCAGTTAGCAGAGTTCCCACAGGAAATTGATGTGACGGCCACAGAAGAATACAAGGCACTTGAACAGAAGATTGCTGAAAAGGAAGAAGCTATGCACAAGGCTAATGATATTTCGGCGATTAAGGCAGAATTAAAGGCACAGGAAACAGCTTTAAGGAAGCAGTTAGCAGAATGCGAAGCCGAGATTGCAAAGTCTGATACGGAAGCAGATGAACAGCGACTTGAAGAACTAAAGCAGACAAGGATTGATTCTGAACAGAATAAGACTAATGCCGAGAAAATCCTTGATTTACTTGACGAATTAGATAAAGCAAAGAATGAAGCCTTAACAGAAGCAGTAAACAGCCATTTTGGGTTAGTTAAGTGGAAGTTATTTGAATATGCTAAGAACGGCAATTATAAGAGTCGTTGCATACCTACTGTTGACGGAAAGAGTATTTTAACAACTATGAGCAACAAGGGTAACAGGATTTTAGGCAGAGTAGATATTTGTAACTCAATTCAGAAGATTAGTGGCATATCAGTACCTATCATTTTAGATGATTCTGAAAGCCTTAGTACGGACAATCAGAAGAAAGTTGCTGAAATGGTGGA